CTCTTCGTTACTATGCCGCTCATACTGGTCGTTGGGGCGGTGATGACAAACTTAATCTCCAAAACTTACCAAGAAAATCCCTACTCAAGGAGGCTATAATTGCACCCGACGGATACACCCTCATCGATGCGGATTCTTCACAGATTGAGGCTCGCATCGTCGCTTGGCTCTCACACCAAAGTGATTTGGTCACGGCCTTTGAAAGGAAAGAAGATGTATACAAAATCATGGCATCGTCTATCTACAATAAGGCGGAAAATGAAATCGACTCGGGAGAGCGGTTCGTGGGTAAGACAACAATCCTCGGTGCGGGGTATGGCATGGGCTCTACCAAGTTTGGGATACAACTCCGAACTTTTGGGGTGGAAATCCCTGATGCGGAGGCGGCTCGGATTATCGACGTGTATAGATCTAGATACCCTTTCATTCCCCGACTTTGGCAGGAAGCTGGTGGTGCCCTTGAAGCGCTCAGAACTCAAAAAACTTGTGAAGTGGGGCATCAAGCGCAGGCACTTACCGTTACGGAATATGGTTTTCTACTCCCAAGTGGTCTTTACCTCAACTACCCCGACCTACAACGTGATTCAGACGGACAGTACAGCTATGCCAGCCGACGTGGTCGAATAAAGATTTATGGTGGGAAAGTAGTAGAGAATGTGTGTCAAGCCCTAGCAAGGTGTGTTATTGGGGAGCAAATGCTTCGTATAGCGAAGCATTACAAGGTAGCCTTAACCGTACACGATGCGGTGATGGCTGTCGTACCTGAGGATGAAACTAAGTCCGCAATGTTGTATATTGATGAGTGTATGAAATGGAGACCGAAGTGGGCTCAAGACCTTCCTTTGGCTTGCGAACTTGGTGTAGGTAAATCCTACGGTGACTGCAGTAATAAAAAGGCAATAGAAGAATGGCAAAAGTAGACTATACCCCTATGTATTTAGAAGCGACGAAAGAAATGAAATTAGCACACGAAGCCTTAGTAAAAGGTAAGTTTCAAGTTGCATATGAGCACACGTTAAATGCGCAGACTGAATTAAAGCTGATGCGTGGTGCAGTTAAAAGTTGGATTCCTGCGGAGGACAAATGAGCGAGCATGACGGTGGTAAGGGCGATGCCCCACGCCCATTAGGTGTGCCTATGGAACAATTTGACAAGAACTTTGAAGCTATCTTTGGCAAGAAACAACCAAAGACTTTGAAGGAATACATTGAGCAAAAAGAAAAACCAAAGGAAACCGAATGAGCTTTACTTGGTCATACTCATCACTGGGCTTGTTCCAGCAATGTCCTCGCAAATACTACCATCTACGTATAGCTAAGGACATTGTTGAACCCGAAGCCGAGCACCTCATCTACGGAAAGCTGGTGCATGAAGCTGCGGAAAAGCACATCAGAGATGGTGAACCAATTCCCGAAAAGTATTCTTTTCTTACGCCAGTATTGGATGTCCTTAAAGACATACCTGGCCAAAAGCATTGTGAATATAAAATGGGTTTGACCGCTGACTTGGAGGCTTGTGGTTTCTTTGATAAGAACGTATGGTATCGAGGCATTGCTGACTTAATTATTATCAACGATAACTTGGCGCACATAGTCGATTACAAGACAGGCAAGTCTGCACAATATGCCGACACTAAACAGTTAGAACTTATGGCGCTATGTGTATTTAAGCACTTCCCACAAGTTGAACGTGTCAAGGCTGGCTTAGCGTTTGTAGTATGCGAGGAGTTTGTTAAGTCTAACTACACTAAGTACGATGCACCTGAGAAATGGATTACATGGATTCAAGAGACAGATAAATTAGAAGCTGCCCACGATAACGATGTTTGGAACCCAAAACCAAACTTCACTTGCAGGAAATTCTGCCCAGTAAAAGATTGTGAACATAATGGAAAAGGGCATTACAGATGAACGAGAATGATTTGAGACAGGCATTTGCCCTGATGTTAACGGTTGGGCTTGGTATTGATAATGCAGATATAAACCCAAAGTCGGTGTGGAAAATAGCCGATGCGCTAGTAGCTGCTCAGAATGAAGAGCCCGAACCAGAAGTAGGCATCGTTGCAGTTAAATCAAGGAGAAAGAAAAATGGTTAAGTGGATTGTTGTTTTTATTTTTATGGTGTTGGTGCTTGGTTTAGCGTTAGATGCTTTTGCCTGCAACATCATTACGATTGTTAAACCTGATGGCTCTATTATGAATTGCACCGTATGCGGCACAATCGTGAACTGCTCATAGAGATCATTGATGACGTACTGCGCCGACTACCAAACAAAAAACCAGGGATAAAGCCATATGAGCTATGGAACGCTATACCGAATCTTCGACGAGCAAGGCGACCTGATGCGTACTGTTTCGAGGAAAGAAGAAGCGCTCGCAGTAGTCGCTCTGCGGAGTGGCTGGGCTTACAAAAAAGTCGTAATAAACAAACCAAAGTTTGAATTTGAGGAGGCCCCATTTTGAAGTTTACACAAGACTGGTTTAGTCACAACATACCAAACTTTGAGCTATGTATGCAAGCTATTGGCGAAGAACGTAGTAACTTTTTAGAGATCGGTTCATACGAGGGCAGGTCAACTTGTTGGCTGCTGCAAAATGGTTTATCTGATGATGGTGTAATTACTTGCATCGAACCATTTGTTGGGGTAAGTGGTTTTCAAAACCTAGATTTAATGGAAACCTTTGAAGACAATACTTTTGAAGCTAAAAAGAAAAACCAATACCTTGAGACTTACAAGACTGATTCTTTTCATGCTTTAGCTTATATTGTTTCTGAGCATGGTAACGAGTATGACTTTATTTATGTAGACGGAGATCATTCACCCAGCACAGTTTTATCCGATGCTTGTATGGCATGGGGATTGCTACGCAAGGGTGGGGTGATGTTGTTTGATGATTATGAGTACCCGCACGAGCCTACCAAAATAGGTATAGATGGATTTTTAAATGCGTTTGCTGGTCAGTACAAGATTGTTGTGAATAATTACCAAATGGGAATACAGAAGCTATGAGAGCGGTTGTTATAACCCCAACTACGGGTTTACCCGAACTGGCTCAGGCTATAAAAAGCGTTGCTAAACAAGACACTAATGTAGAGCATTGGGTGGTGGTGGATGGCACACAATACGCTGAGAAAGCCGTCAAGATTGTACAAGATAATGTACACGCTGGACTAAAGCTAATCATCTTGCCTGAGAATACTGGTAAACCACACAACTACTTTAAAGAACTAGACGCTAATTTTTACGGGCATCGCATTTATGCTGGTATAGCTAATTTTATTAATGCCGACTGCGTTCTTTTTCTTGATGAAGATAATTGGTATGAGCCGAACCATGTAAGCACAATGGTAGAAGGACTTAAAAACTACAGCTTAGAGTGGATTTATTCCCTACGCAAGATTGTAGATAAAAACGGCAACTTTATGTGTGAAGATAACTGCGACAGTCTTGGGGTATACCCTAACCAAAACAGGATCACTTTTGTGGACATGAACTGCTATTGCTTTAGAACTGAGTTTCTTCTTAAATTGCAACCAATATTTCAAGTACCATCCTACAACTGCGATAGAGCGCTATTTAAACAAGCGGTAGCATTATCTTCCCGCCCCGATAGCTATAGTTCTACTGGTAGATACACAGTAAATTACAGAGCTAACTACGATGAGCATAAAGATTGGTTTTTAGGTGGCAATATTAAGATGCATGATATATACAAAACATTTCCATGGAGAATTGAATGACGCAAATATTTATAGCAACACCGATGTATGGCGGGCTATGTAACGGAACATATGCAGTAGGGCTATTGTCCGCAGTTGGGGTATTTTCTCAGCGTGGGATTGGTATGCAATACGCTCATTTGATGAATGAGTCTTTGATTACCCGTGCCCGTAATGCTTTGGCTAAGGATTTTTTAGCTACTGACTGTACTCACCTTATGTTTATTGATGCCGACATCGGGTTTAATCCAGCAGACATTCCGCCAATGATTGACTCAGATAAAGATATTATTTGTGGTATTTACCCAAAGAAAGAAATTAACTGGGTTGATGTAACTAAAGCAGTAAATGAGGGCGTACCCCCACAACAACTTCACCACCATACTGGTGCATTTGTAGTTAATCTTGTTAACGATGCAAAGACTGCCGAAGGCGCTATGTACGAGCCACTAGAAATTGCTAACGGTGGTACAGGGTTTATGCTTATTAAACGAGAAGTATTTGAAGGTTTGGTTGGTAAAGTCCCTACTTACAGAAACGATGTATTTGCGGCGGTCGATGACCAAAGTAATCCAGAAGTAATTAACGAGTTTTTTGCTACTAGCATTGATAAAGATTCGGGTAATCGCTTATTGTCTGAGGATTACCACTTTTGTAAAATTGCACGGGAGGCTGGATTCAGAGTTTGGGCAGCCCCATGGGCGCACTTGTCCCATACTGGGACTTACATCTTTAACGGCATGTTACCGAGGGCATAATGCAAGATCCAGTCAATCATCCAAAACACTATACAAGCCACCCATCGGGAGTGGAGTGTATCCAAATTACCGAACATATGGGGTTTAACCTAGGCAATGCTATGAAGTATATATGGCGAGCCGACCTTAAAGCTGATGCCGTAGAGGACTTACGTAAAGCAGTTTGGTACATTAACCGTGAACTAGCCAGGAGAATCAAATGATAGAACCCATACCTTTTGCTGGCTGGATTGAAGCAGACCCCCCTGAAAAAGAACAGATTGAGCAGATTCTTAAGGATATGCTTGGTGATGACCCCCAATCTGGCATAAAATATGTGGTATTGACCGATGGTTCGGTCTACTATTTCCGCAAAGAAGGGGATCGCTATGCCTTATGTGAACAAACCAAGACCATACAAACATGAATACGAAATGTACGATGGTACTCCTGCAGTTAAAAAGAAACGTGCCGAGCGTAATAAAGCTCGCCGTATGCTTGAGAAAGCTGGAGTTGTGCACAAAGGGGATGGCAAGGATGTCGACCACAAGACTCCTTTATCCAAAGGTGGTAAAACTGTCCGCAGTAATCTAGCAGTAAAAGATGCCAGCGCAAACAGATCATATAGCCGAAACTCAGACCATACAGTAAAGCGGAATAAACCTAAAAATGGAAATAGTCGATAACAAAGCAATTGTAATTACTACACGTAGACCGAACTTAATAACTGAATGCATACCTAAAAGTGAAATAGTTGACACCGATGGCGACCTACACAAAGTTGCCGTTCATTGGGGTTTAGAAGAAGCACAAACCCTTAATAAATTAAAGATAAAGAATATCCCTTCACCAATTCAGAAGGAATACAAGTGGCCTGGGTTATTTAAACCTATGGCGCATCAGAAAGAAACTGCTAATTTCTTGACGCTTAACCAACGTGCCTTTTGTTTTAATGAACAGGGTACTGGTAAGACAGCCTCAGCTATATGGGCAGCTGACTATTTAATGGAAACAAACCGTATTGGTCGAGTACTTATTATTTGCCCTTTATCTATTATGCAGTCAGCATGGCAGGCAGATTTATTTAAGTTTGTTATGCATCGCAAGGTTGCCGTAGCTTACGGAGATAGAATCAAACGCAAAGCTATTATAGATAGCGAAGCTCAGTTTGTAATTATTAACTATGACGGCGTTGAAATCGTAGCCGACGATATTGCTAGAAACAATTTTGACCTTATCATCATTGATGAAGCTAATGCATACAAGACTATTAGCACTCAGCGCTGGAAAACCCTTAACCAAATCATAACCCCCCGTACCTGGCTATGGATGATGACTGGTACTCCAGCAGCACAAAGCCCTACGGATGCGTTTGGCCTAGCTAAAATGTGCGTGCCCGACAATGTACCTAGATTCTTTGGTTCTTTCCGTGACCAGACTATGGTCAATATTAGCAAGTATCGCTGGCTACCAAAACCAGATGCCCAACAAACTGTATTTAATGCCCTTCAACCAGCAATCCGATTTGAGAAGAAAGATTGCCTAGACCTACCAGAGGTGACACATGTTTTCAGGGACGCCCCCCTTACTGCGCAACAGGAGAAATACTACAAACTCCTCAAAAAAGAAATGCTCATGGTGGCAGATGGAGAAGAAGTCAGCACTGTCAATGCTGCTATTAACCTTAATAAACTCCTGCAGATTTCTGGTGGGGCTGTCTATTCTGATACTGGTGCTGTCGTTGAATTTGACGTGTCTAATCGCCTACGAGTTATCGAGGAAGTTATCGAAGAGGCTAGTCACAAAGTGCTTGTCTTTGTGCCGTTCACGCATACAATAGAACTACTCAGTGCGCATTTGAGAGGGGCAGGTATTAGCTGCGAAATTATAAATGGGGCTGTTCCCGTAAATAAACGAACTGAAATTTTTAAGAAATTTCAAGAAACCGACCAACCTCGTGTGCTCCTCATACAACCTCAGGCAGCTTCACACGGTGTCACACTAACGGCAGCAGATACCATCATTTGGTATGCACCAGTAACGTCTATTGAAACGTACCTACAAGCTAATGCCCGTATCGACCGACAGGGGCAAAAAAATAAAATGACTATCGTGCATATTAAGGGTTCACCCGTAGAGACAAAGCTATACCATATGTTGCAAAATAAACTCGACGTACACGAAAAAATTATTGATTTGTACAAAAAAGAAGTTGACGAAAAAGAATTGACATAGTAAAGTAGTAACCATCAGGCAAAGACCTGTAATTATTTAAAGGAAAACGAAATGACACAAGATACCGAAGCGGTAGAACAACCCGTCGCTAACATAGACAAACTGGTTGAAGTTTATATAAAAATCCGTGACGCTCGTGACGAACTTCGTCGTGAGTTAGAAGCTAAAGAAGCTGACTTAAACGAGCAGCTAGAAATTATTTCCCAGCAGATACTTGAGGTTTGCAAGCAGACTGGTGCCGACAGCATTAAGACGCAACATGGCACAGCTATGCGTGGTGTTAAATCACGCTTTTGGACTAATGACTGGGAAAAATTTTACGAGTTTATGAATGAGCAGAAAGAATTTGGTCTGCTCGAGAAAAGAATTCACCAAACCAACATGAAGCAATTCTTGGAGGAGAATCCGGACATGCATCCCGCCGGCCTAAATGTGGAACGCACATACGCTATAACTGTAAGGAGAAGCAAATGAGTAACGTCGCCCTTTTTAACCAAAACCTGCCTGACTACCTTAAGGAAGTTGAGCTTGATGATGTAACTAAAGCCCTGTCGGGTGGTGGTGAAAGTCAAACCAAACGTATTGCACTTGGACCAAACAAGTTCGTACTTAAGGTTAATGGTGCCGAGATTTCTAAAACCAACACTAACAAGTTGGAAGTAGTAATCGTTAACGCATCTAAACATATTTCTAGAACCTTCTATGCAAAAGCATGGGATCCAAAGGGCGATATCGCTCCTCCCGATTGCTGGTCAAACGATGGTGAGAAGCCCGATGCTTCCGTCAAAGAACCACAGTCCGCTACTTGCACAGGATGCGCACAAGATATTAATGGCTCTGGTCAAGGTAACACTAAGGCTTGCCGCAAGAACCGCCGTATTGCAGTAGCTTTGGCATCCGATTTGGGAGGCGATGTCTATCAAATGACTCTCCAATCCAAGTCAATCTTTTATGACATGAAAGACCCAGGTGATTTGGATCACATGCCGTTTAACCAATATGCTAAGTACGTTGGCTCACAAGGCTACAACTTAATTAACTTGGTTACTGAAATGCGCTTTGATGAGGACTCAACAGTTGGCAAATTGTTCTTCCGTCCAGTACGTTTCTTAGAGAAGCACGAATGGGAACAAGCTGTTAAATTGAGCGAGACCCCAGCTTCTAGAAATGCTATCGCTATGACAGTCGCACAAAGTGATGGTGTTAAGAAGTTATCTGCGCCCGTAGCTGCACCGAAGGTACAAGCAGAGGCAATTCCTGAGCCTAAAAAGCGTGAGGAAAAGAAGGCCGAGCCGACACCTAAGCGTGACTTAAAAGCCGTGATGAGCGGTTGGTCTACTGACGATTCCGAATGAGTCTAAGAGGCTACAGCTATCGCTTGGTCAAAGCAGTTCAAGCCGCTAATCCTGAGTTAATTGGGGTTCGGCTTGGGCAGCATTGCATAGCTAACGATATACCCGTGTGGGAAGTAGCGGAGAAATTTAGTGTTTCTCGCATGGCTGTATATCAATGGTTTACTGGGGCATCAAAACCCCATCCACGCAAAGCTGAATTAATACAGAAGTATCTATCGAAGTAAGTCTACGGGGGCAGCTAGCTTGACGGAGCGAAACGGGATATTGCCGAATCCCTTGCTGCCCTTTTCTTTTCGGTTCTGAGGTTATATGGCGACAACGGATCTACTGACACAAGTACT